TCCCGGCGCTATGGCCCATAGTCGTCGGGTTTGTTGGCCTCATCTTTTGGCTGGCTAAAAGCTACGCTGACATTGAGACCTTGAAAGAGAAGGTCAAAGTGTTGTACGACCTGTATAATAGTAAAAATTAATTAACCAACCGTGGCCTTTGTTTATGACCGATCATAATTTGCTAGCAGAAAGACTAGAATCTCACATACAAAGCCAGATCAAATCTAATGATCGGATTGAACGGGCACTGGTCAAACTGGCCGAACAAATGGCGACGTTTATGCAATTCCAAACGCGGGCAGAAGAGCGCCAGGACCGTCAAAACGAATTCAAAGAAGAGACCAAAAAGAACATCATTGCCATTAACAAAGAAATACGATCTGTGCGCGAGTATGAGCTGAAGCCGCTTATCATTGCTGTTGAGAAAAACAGCCTGATTTCAAAGGCAGTGGTTGCTGTTTCGTGCCTAGTAATTGGATCTGGTTTGACATTTTTTATCGGGAGCTAACATGAGCCTAAAGCGCGAAGAGTGGCCAGCTAAAGCTATCGGATTCATGGCAACAGAGGTCATCGAGATGGCCCAGAAGATCCGCGAGATCTGCAATACTGCAATGGTGCCAAGCCCTGACCCAGAAGCCCACGTTAGGTTTACAGGCGGTTCTAGTCTCCATTGTGTCGGTGCTGATGGTGGCCTAAAGTCGCAGGCCACAGATCTGTTTCTCCTGGATAATACGGCATCCGCTAAAGTGTGGGCATTAGTCCAGTCGGTCGAAGCTGTCGGCGGTTTCGGTATGTATTTTGATACTCACTTAGGCGGCGAGAAACAGACTCTGATTCATATCGACACCCGCGACGAGCGCCTGCTCTGGATGTGCCCAGATGAGCCGAAGCGGCGTTACGTCTATTACAATAACAACCCGGTTTACTTCCTTAACCTGCTGTCGAAAGAGTTGGCCAAGCTATGAGCGACCGATTTAATACTGCGCTTGAGCCGCTGTGGCTGTTCCTAGAAAAGGGCATGATTGTTCGCCGTGGTGTCCTTTTTGTCGCAATTTGGATGACGTTAGACTCATATGCTTGGGCCAAGATATACGCGTACAACCCAGATCCAGACCCGTTGATCTATGCTGCGCTGTTGGGTGTGCCGTCTGCGCTGCTAGCCGCTGCGCTAAAATTCTATAATGACGGACGCAAGGTGGTAGAGAAATGATTGCAGAACTGAGTTCGATCTTAGCATCCAGTGCAGCCGGTTCATTAATCGGCGGCGTGTTTAGTTGGTTGAATCGCAAAGAGGAAGCGAAGGAAAGAGCAAGCGAGCGCGAGTTTAAGATAGCAATGGTTGGCGCTAATGCTAACGCCGCTGAGATGGCATCTGAAGCGCGAGCATTTGAAGAATCACAGAAGACTATTGGTTCTGTTGGTAGTGCTATCAAAAGCGCAGTCAGGCCCGTTATAACGGCAGTGCTGTTATACCAGACCTACATAATACTGACGGGCCTTGAAGCGATTGTCGGCGGCATTGAGGCGCTTGGCGATGGCGAAGCGCTGCAACTATACCGCGACATTGTGCTAAATATAATATCTCTGACCGCAACATCCGTGTCTTGGTGGTTCGGTGCCAGGCCTAGCAACCGGGGCAAATAACTAACGCCAGGCTTTGGTGCTAAGCTGGTCGGTTTTCTTTTCCCGTAGGTTTTCCACCAGCAGCGAATTGTCGATATGCTCGCGAGTGTTTACGCACCGCGAGCTGCGGGTGTGTCGTTTCGTTCCGCCGCAAAGTTCGCACACTTTACCCTCAAAGAATTTTAAACCTTGTTCCAAAGCGTCTGCGCGTGCGTATAATTTTTCTGCATCTGAGCGCAGGTCGGCTGGTGTCACTTTTGCGTAGTTCATTTCGTTATTTTCCATAATGAATTTAATTTAGAGTGATCTGGGCGATCCAGTTCGCTGCGCGCGGTAACCTGGCGGTACTTATCTTCGCATGGTTGACAGCTCAAATGGCGTTTGCCGCTTTTGTGATTCAAGTACAGCGGTGCTGCAACTATTTTGCCGCACGAGTAGCACGGCTTCTTATAAGGTAGTGGTCTGGCCATTAGAGCGCACCAGTCGAGCCGAAACCGCTTTCGCCGCGTTCGGTATCGTCAAGGTCTGCAACTTCCATCGATTCAAGCATTACGGGCACTACCACCAGCTGCGCGATGCGCTCACCTGGCTCGACTCTAAAAGGAACGATGTCGGTGCTGTGGACTGTTAGGACAACCCGGATTTCACCCCGATAATCGCTATCGATAACGCCAGCCATAGTATCTACGCCTCGACGCACTGCAAGGCCGCTGCGCGGCTTTATAAGGCCAACAAAGCCCTCAGGGATAGCAACAGCAATGCCGGTGCTAATCACTACCACCTGGCCGAAGTGAACCCTCGCAAGATCATGGTCAGAATATATATCGAACCCGGCTGCACCGTCTGTCTGACGCATTGGTGTAACTGCTGTTTCTGTTAGTCGTTTAAATTTAATCATAATCTATACCTTCAAAAGGACTTGAGGAAATATAATATCGACGTTCGCCAACACTGCCAGCAAAACAACTACAGTCGTGTAAATTACTAACGCGCTATAGAGTGCCCAATACCATTTCATCTGTTCGACATAAATGCAAAAAGCGACTTGAACACAAAACATCATTACCGACAGCGTGATCATAACTTGCAAGATTGTCATAATAGTTCACCTTGTATTTCAGTTGACGGCTGGTTTTTAGAGTATTTGTCTAATGACCAATGCGCGCTTTTCGTAACCATGTTTAAAAGCTCTGGCGGTATGTGCCCGCCTTCCATGAATTCAATGGTATCTAACAACGCTTTGATCGTTTCGCGATACTCTGCGATTTCTTGTGCCGTGGTGTTAGTAGTCATTCAGCGTGACCTCTTCGTTATACTGTATGTAATGATCTAGACAAACATAAGCATTGACATAAGTTTCGGCGATCTCATTGAAATCAATGTCGTCGCGCTCGCGCATCATAAACGCATAATAAACATCATAGCTGTCTGTAATCATTTCAAAGATCCAGCTGATAATTGGGTCCGCGCCGAACATCTTAAAATTAGTGACGGCTGAGTCAAATTTATCATAGTCAAAAGCTGCTAAATATTTAGCAAGATCTGGCACAACACTATATTCAACCCAATGGGTGTACGCGTCATCCAAGTCTTCATCGTATGCCTCTTGGTTTAGCATGTTGCGCAAATCAATTTCTGGTGTGCTCATTTTGTCATCCCCATTTTAGCAAGTCGGCGTGCGATGTACGCTTCTTGAATTAATGCCTCGACCGTTTTATTCAAGCTAAGGCCGGTGGCTTGGCTTTCGTCAATGGCCATCTGGTGTATAGCATCTTGAATACGATAGCCGCGATTTTTAATTAGTGTTGCCATTATTTAATCCCAAATTGTTTTGCTAGTGTAATGTCATTTCGCGCAATGTAAGCGGAGAAGCGCGGCGTTCTAAGCACCCGAGTATAGCTATGCGGATATGCTCGGGTCGGTTCTTTATACTGCCCCTCGCTGATGTACTGAGCAGCGATTGAGCCCGGATTAACCTGCCAGCGACCGCCTTCGTCTTTTGTCGTGAGCGTGGTAATGTCTGACCAGCTTAATGTTTTCATACCCAACCCATTATATAAGCGTAAAACGGGCTCGCTAGAGCGATGCCAAGAAGGATGCAGCCGATACTTTCAATTATTGTTTTCATGGTGTTTCTCCGTTGTTTAGTTTTGGCCCCGGAGGGCCGGTTGATTAAAAGCTGGGGTTCATTGCGTCAAGATCACCGGTGCACTGATCTTCAAGCCATGCCATATGAGCGCCGGGTGATTTCTTGCCAGTGGTGCGGTGGTAATGCTTTGCTTTAAAGGCCGAGTCATAATCGAACGCGGTAAGTATTTCCGCGACGGTCGCTTTAATTGGCTGGCCAGATACATATTCAACGCCTTCGTTATCAATGCCAGAGCCGATATAGATAGCCATGAAGCCTGCGGTGGTAATGTAGATGTACAGTGCGTCAAGTGCATCTACTTCAATCTGAACGCCGTTTTTGATTATCTCTGCGATGTTGATCATGTTGTGTGCTCCGTTTGTTTGTTTGTTTGCTTTCGATAGGGGAATATTAAGGCATGCTGACTATAGGTGCAAGCACTGCAAGCACCTTTAATATACCAATTAGCTATATCAAACGGAGTTTTTATTACTATAGTATTCTTTGGCGAGGCGTTCGACATCCGGCAGGATTATTGGTGGGACTAGTTTAAGCATGGCGGCCCTAGCGGCCCTGTCGCGGCCTTTGGCAACTTGGGAGCCTAGTTGTATACATGCTATTTGAACATGCTTTAGGATGAGCTCACGCCAGTCTGGCGGCACCTGGTCCAGGGTTGACCGACCATAGATTACATCGTCGGCGTAGTGCCTAGGTCTTTTGCCAGTCGGCAATTGCATCAACTACTCCTTTCCAGCCCAGTGCAATACAGACAAACGCGCCAGCGTCCTGACAGTTATTAAGAAACGCGATCTGCTCCGGTGATATTTTGGATTTAGTGTGATCCATTCTTTTTAGCTCGCACACAAAAGGCGGTGATCCGATTATAATAATGTCAGCAGCGCCGGTGGTCATCCCTTCCGCTTTGTGGCGCATAACCTGGCCTGGCGTTCGTTTGCCCTCATTGCGCGGGTGTAGGGCTATTGCGCGCAGCTTTGGTGATAGCTGGTTAAATAGCGTGATCTGTTCGGCAGACTCTGGCGAGCATGGCCCTCTGTATTTAATGTCGCCGTAAACTTTAATTGATTTCGGGAATTTCATCTAATGCCTCATTGTGTCCATAGATTTTATAGAAGCCTTTTTCTTTCATCTTTTTGAGCGTTAGCGTTTTCGGCATTACGCCATAGTTCGGAAGCGATGATAAAAAAACTTCAATTGATGGCGCAATTCTACCACTAAAAACAGATTCATTTAGTGACTCCCATTCGTCCACCTTTTCCGGCATATACCAAATGCAAAATGATCGATACTCGGTTGTGTAGTCGACCTTCAATGTTTGGTTTCCGCTTTTGCTTATCCATTCTTGGCAGTGCCAGCTCAAAACCTTGTCGGTGCTTTTGGCGTATGGATCTGACTTCAACTTCCTAAATTCCATGACCAGCTTTTCGTTCGGGTCGATCAGTTCGCCTTTGCACTTTTCACAATAGCGTGCCGCAACATCGTTCGCATGTTGGCACTTCTCGCACTCTTTAGATGCCCACCGATGTTCGCACCTGGCATATGTTCCCGCGGCTAAAAATTCACCGTGGCATCGCCTGCCAAAGTGTGAGGGTATTTCTAGTTTCACGCCTGCCAGGTCGGCGAAGTATCCATCTTTCGTTATATGGAATTGATCAGGATTCGGTCGGCCCGAGAAATCATTTATATAATTACAGTCGGGGCATTCAACTTCGGCACCACCTACCACCTTTGTGGATTTATACGCTTTGATATTCGGATTAAATACATCGCCATCGGGGCAGTGGCGTTCGATGTTTTCCGCGTAGTCCAAAACTAGGCAATCTTGTTTGCCGGGATCGATGCGCAACCCGCGCCCGATTATCTGTTGCATTAATCCGACAGACTCGGTGGCGCGCAAGATGGCAATTACATCGACGTGGCTTGCATCGAAGCCGGTTGTCAGCACGGAAACGTTGACCAGGTATTTTATCTGCCGAGCTTTGAAAGCTTTTAGTATTTGTTCGCGTTCAGCTTTTGGCGTTTCGCCCGTGACCAAAGCGCTGTTACCGCGTGGCAAGCTTTGCATAACTTCTTTGGCGTGAGGTACGGTTGCTGCAAATATCATTACACCTTTGCGCCCAGCGGACAGCTCAACCACCTCGGCAATGATAGCGGCTGTTTTCCGGCCTTCACCTTCGAAAGCCTTTTCAACCTGGCGGGCATCAAATTTGCCCATGTTGTTTAATTCCAAACCGGTAGTATCATAACCAGCGTGGCGTTCTGTCGTTGGCGGCGTTAGATAGCCTTGGTCGATTAATTCTTTCGCGCCTATTTTGAACACCAGCTTTTTAAAATATGGTTCTACTGTTTCGTGTTCCGGTATCGCTCTGCCATTTTCATCGAGCTGATATATATAGCCACTGCCTAGCCGGTACGGCGTGGCAGACAAGCCCAGCACGCGCAGCTGAGGGTTCTTTTCGCGCAGATCATTAATGATAAATTTAATTGTCGGTGTGATGCCGTGGGCTTCATCAACGATAACGGCTGCGAAGTTTTTGAACCGTTCCAAGCTGTTTTTAACGGTGCCAGGCGTGCCGAATACGACATAGTGCTCTAAGCTCTTTTGCCCAGTCGAGGCACTGTACAGGCTTGCCATGCCGCCGGCTGCAATGTATTTACCGTGGTTCTGTTCGACCAGCTCTTTAGATGGTGCCAAACAAAGCACCCGTTTTTTGCTGGTTTCGTGAATCCATTGCGCAAGATCTGCGATGATGTGCGACTTTCCCGCACCCGTTGCAGCATCGATGATGCAGGGGTCATAGCATTTAGAAAGAAAAGCCTTCGCGGCATCCACCGCGTTTTGTTGGTATGGTCTTAACATTTTCTGCCCCAGTTTTCGCCCGCCCTAATGCGGCACGCGTGCGGTTCACTTATTCTAAAATAGTATGCCAGCTCTGCCAGCGTGCATTTGTGCTGCAATCGACGGAACGAGCGGAGCGCGCCGGGTGTCATTACGCGCGGATTGTTTCTCATCTAAGCAACCGCCGCCAAATACTGGTCGTGGAATGCTTTAAGCTTGGGCAGGGTTTTGTCAATATATTGCTGACTGAAAAAAACCATTTCCGTATCAAATTTAAACCGGTTCCATTGGATAAAATACGCTGTCGTCCGTTCGCTGCAAAACATTTCGTACTGAACCTGGGCATAATAGTGCGGCATATGTGCCAAGCTTTTAAATTCCGGGTCGGGCTTTTCACGCAACCCAAACGGGCATTTAATTTCGGCAATGGCATCTGCGCCAATCAATCCATCGGGTGAAGCGCCGAGCCATTCGTATTCAGGGTGGACTATAAATCCGCATTCTTTAATGGTGATCCCTGTTTCAAGCTCGAAATCGAATACGGCGTTTTCCTCGTTCCGGCTTCCGTATTCGGTGGCGACGTTGCCGGTAAAAGTTGATTGACCTAGGATTGAGCGCATGGCGTCTTTGGTGCTAGACCACGGATTAACGCCAAGGATCGCACCAATCTGGGAGCCAGTGACCCGGCCTTTGCGGGCGTCAAACCATTCTTGGGAAAGCTGTTCCATTGTTTTTACCTCGAAAAAAAAGGCCCCGTAGGGCCAGTGTTATCAGAAGGGGATGTCTTCGGCGGCTACTGGTGCAGCGGGTGCGGAGTTGACCGGCGATACTGCCATGACCCAGTTGCCTGACTTGTCGTCAATTTCCCAAAGGCCCAGCTTAATGGCCATCGGCTTATTGGATAGCGCAGAGCTGAGCTGGCTATCACCGGGTTCGGTGCCGTTGCGCATTAGATCGCCACCGGCATTGGCATCGATAGCAGCGAGCATCTTTAAAGCACGATCGCGTTTGGTTTTATCCTGCTCTTTTACGCGGATCTTATGGAAGATTTTGCGGCCTTTATGTTCGCCATCTAATACTACCCAGCGCGCCGAGACAAACGAGTCGCCCTGATATTCGTCCCATTTAATTTCGTCAATTGCCGCCACTACCTGAGTATTAGCCGGGATCGGCTTAATCTGAACATTGCTGTCAAATGAAGTTGAAGCTGCTGCTGTTTTGCCGTCTGAAAGATCGAAGAATGACATATTATTTACCTTCTTTGTTATAAGTGGCTAAAGCCGGAATGTATTGTGCTAACGGGTTTTCGTTTTTCGGGACGAATATATTATCAGTGATGCCGTACCGGTTTTTGCTGACGTTCGACGCGGTGGCATAGGTTACCAATAGTCGGCTGCCGTCTGACGTGGCTTTTTTCTTGTCGCCGTCGCCGCTGGTATACGTTTGCAGCTTTAAGAAGCCGACCATATCAACATCGTCTACATAAGGTGCTACTGAGCGTTTGCCGAGGCGAAGGTTATAGCGGGTGTACGGGTCCATGTCCGGTAGTTCGATTGTTTCGGTGTCGGCATGGGCGATGTATACGATAGCAATGTTTTTATCGGCATTGATCTTTGACATTAGTTTGCCGACTCGGTGGTGCAGTGTGGCTACTGCGCCAAGGCCTGCGCCATATCCGCCTAAAGCCTGGTTGATAGACTTCGGCTTCTTGGGGTCGCTGTCGATAACGTTCTGCATGAATAGTCGTTCGAGCGCTGTTACGCTGTCGATGATGATCGTTTTGTATTTGTGTTCTTCTTTATATAGTGCAGTCATCTGCTCAATAAGCTGTTCCAGTGATGTTACTACCGGCAGCGCGTCGGGCCGTATGGCAGCCGGTACACCCTGTAAGCCGTCTTCGGCGCGTATCACTATAGGGTTTGGGAATGTCGCCGCCAGGGACGTCTTACCAAGCCCTGAGTCACCGCAAATGGTGACTATCGGCATCCGGTCAGCTGGTTTCGTTGCTTGCTTTAATATTGACATGGTTTGTTTCTCTCTTTCCTAATTGAGATTGCATCTTAGGGCATCCGGTGTTATCTTGTCAACACTTCTTATCAACACTTGGGTACAAATCATGAAAACAGCAGACGCAATAGAGTTTTTCGGTGGCATTAAAGAGCTGGCAAAGGTTTTGGAGATATGGCCGCACAATATAAGTAGATGGGGCGAGAAGGTGCCACCATCGCGGGCATATGAGCTGGAGGTAAAGAGCAATGGCAAACTTAAAGCTAAATAAAATAAAAAACCAATTCAACGGAGCAACATAAAATGAACCAATTCGACTATCTTGACGCAGGATTCAGAATCTTCGGCCTTCACGGCGTGGACGCCAAGGGCAACTGCGAATGCGGCAACCCGCACTGTAAGGCTATTCTAAAACATCCGCGTACCTCAGCTTGGCAGCATACGCCCAACTGGTCCGACGAGCAGCTCGACACGATGGAAACCATGGGGCAGTTTAATACCGGGTTCGGCGTTTTAGTTGACGAGCATATCGTTATCGACATTGACCCACGAAACGGCGGCTCCGAAGCATACGCGAAGCTCTGCAAGGATCTGGATCTGGACTTTAAAGCATTGTCCGGGTTTGTAGTAGCAACCGGTGGCGGTGGTTGGCATATCTATTTTAAGAAGCCGTTAGCCTTGGCACTGGCGGGTCACCATGCCGATTACGAAGGCATTGACTTCAAGTCTAGCGGCTATGTTGTCGGCTGCGGATCGCTTCACAAAAGCGGCTCTTTATATGAAGCAGAAAAAGGGCACCCGGATGACATTGCAGAAGCACCCGCCGAGCTATTGGCATTACTGGAAAAACCCGAGCATATCCGGGCGGAATTTCGCGGGCAGCAAGTCGACCTTTCTGCCGATGATTTGGGTGCGATGCTTCAATGTATCGATGCCAATTGCAGCTATGAACAATGGATTAAGATTGGTATGGCGCTACACCATGCCACTACGGGCACAGGCTGCGCGATCTGGGATACATGGAGCGCAACCGGCGAGGATTACGCTGGCAGCGAAAAGATCGGTCAGCATTGGCATTCGTTCGGCAAATCCGCGTCACTGGTAACAGTCGGCACTCTGGTTCATTTCGCGGAGCAGGGCGGCTACCAGTCAACCGTGACTTTCGAAACTGAACTAGTCTACGACGAGCCATTGAGCGACGATAATATCGATCTACTGCGCCCACCAGGCTTCGTGGGAAAGTTAGTGGAATGGATCAACGGGCAGTGCCGTTTTCCGCGCGAGCGGCTAGCAGTAGCAGCGGCGCTATCGGCAATGGGCAATATATCCGGGCTTAGGTACGAAGATAAAGTCTATGGCGTCACGACTAACCAATTTATATTTTGCGTGGCAGGCTCTGCAACCGGGAAAGAGGCAATACAACAAGCTCAGGCTGAGATACATAAGGCCGCAGGCATTGCACCCGCAA